ACTGCGCCCATCCCGCCGTTCTCTTTAGCTGCCTTTATATCTTCCAGCAGCGCCTTTCGGCTTATCAAATCGTCCATTACTACTGCCTCCATCTAAATAGTCAAATGTAATCCTCAAACTTCGTGCAGCTTTTAAAAATGATCTTGTTATTACACCACCGCTGCAACCGTCGAATTTCTTTTGGCGCATTGGGCTTGTTATAAACCATCACATATGGGTCATATCCAATATTGCGAAGTGTATAAATGCGGTACAAATTTTCATCCATTGTGCTTTCAAAATTTGTTAAAACATAAACCATGCCTATGTTTGTTTTACGTCGGAAACCTTTGGCAAACTCCGCAAATTTATCTTCTAAATCATCTTGTGGATTATCCCATGCGAAATGCAACGTGCGAAGCCTCATATGATTTATATCTTCAATGTCATAACTATTAAGCAGCCTGATATCAAGGCCTTGCGTAAAATCCAGTATTGCATCGGTTTCAATATACTGACGCATCAATTCTCTTTTTTGAGGGCAAGCCGTTATATTCGGGTCTAAAATCCTAATTTCTTTTTGTCCGCTCCAAAAATCAGAAACATCCGCAACCTTCTTAGCGCACCTGCCCTCTTTTGCAGCTACATGACAAAAGGCACAGCCTCGCGGGCATCCCCGGCTTGTCATACTGACAGCAAAACCGAATTGCGGATAAAGGCTGTAGTCAGGAACGCATCGTTCGATTTCTTTCGGTAAGTCCATATCTTTGCTTTTGTCAAAGACCTCTTTTCCATTTTTTGTACTGATAGCGTATCCTGTTCCGCCTTTTATCACTTTGTTTGCATTGATCGGTTCTGGCATATCCGGACTATATGTTTCTGAAAAAATCTTGCTCATATACACGATGTCATAATGGATAAAATCGCTCCACCACCACTCCACATCATCCCCACGCGATTTGTGGTATGCGGAAATACGCATCAATGCAAGATTCGGGAAGTTGTGCCCGTCAACATCAATCAGTCCTATCCTCATTTTTTTCTCCAATCACATCGGCTCTACGCCCATCTTTTCGTATGCAACCGCTATAGCGTGCCGCATCTCATCTGTAAACGTATCTCTGCCGCCCTGTGCAAGGATCTCCAGCAGCTCCGTGCGCATCCGCGTATAAAATGCTCCGACCTCTCGCTCATCAAGCTCAAGCTCTATTGCTGCGTTATAGTGCGCCAGCGCCATGGCTTCGCACACAGCGTCGATTCCTTCACGGATGCCGTTGTTTTTCACACGGGCAAGCGTAAGCGCAAGATTTTTGCTCAATGTTTTCCGGCCTCCCATTCCCGATAAATCTCCATGTAGTCGTCCAGCCGCATTGTAACCAACCACTGGCAGTTATTTTTCCGGTGCATCACCACGGGGAGCATCCCATCCGTCGCATCATGTTCGGCCTGCGCCATAGCGGCGTACAGGTCAAGCCTTTCCACACGCTTGCACTCAATGTGCAGCCCCGGCAGGCCTACAACGTCGGCATCGCCATTCGCACCGCAATACTGCTGCCCTCGTCTGGCATCATATCCGTGCCGCCGAAGTTCTCCGGCCAGCTCTCGCTCTCCGCGTTTCCCTTTTTCACGGCTGTTCATGGCTCCTCCTTGAATACCACTTCGGTAAACTGCTGGTGCAGCCCGTTAAAGTTCATCGGGATATCACCGGTCCGTCCCTCTTTGTTCTTTGCGATGATTACTGTATATTCCCGCTTATCGTCATCCTTGTGCAACAATAATATCTCGTCTGCATCCTGTTCTATCTGGCCGCTTTCCCTCAAATCTTCCATGCTTGGCATCTGTCCCGCCCCACCACGGTTGAGCTGAGATAGAGCGATCACAAGCATGTTTGTGGATTGTGCCCAATCGTGCATCGCAAGAGACGCATTTGTTACCTTTTCGTACCGCGTCTTTCCGTCGCTCTTTACAAGCCCGAGATAATCCACCATTGCAACATCCGCTTTCCTGCGCAAAGCCTCGGAACGCATCCACGCCACGCCTTTCCCACTTGCCGGAACGATTTCAATCGGCAACGCCGCCAGTTCATCCATCAAGTTCAAATCAACGGTTTTCATGTCAAGCGTTCTGCGCTTCACATCGTCGAAATCGAGACCGCACCAGTTCGTTGCCATTCGGTTTACCAGCTTATCCGGACGCGTTTCCAAACTAAAATATACGACCTTGTACTTGTTCTTTGCGAAATTCAATGCCAGCGCCAATGAAAACGCCGTCTTTCCCGCGCTCGGCCTTCCTCCGATGATGACGAAATCGCTTCGGCTCATATAGGAGTATTTATCCAGCCTCGAAAACCCCGTTTTGAAATACTCCTGCTCTCCTTCCGACTGCTGACGCAGGAAATCGAGTACCCCGTTCATCATGGAAACCCCTTCGCTCTCCGCTGTTCCGTTCAGCAAGCGAATCAGATCATCTGCTTTTTCTCTGGTTTCTTCCACTGTAAGGCCTTCAGACGCGATGGAAAGCCCAATGCTCTGTGCCCTCGTTAAAACTGCATTGTCCTTCACGGTTTTGCAGTAAGATTCATATGCGGAATACGATACAGGTGCTTCACAGCATCGCAGCACAAGGTCCTGCTTTCCAGGTAATCCGCAAACTGTAACAGTATCGATTCTTCCAACACGCTGCCATAACTGGTGCAGTTCTTCAAACAGTTCCGAAAGGTCAAGGTCCGTGAAATCGGATTTGTCCAACATACCGAATACCTCTCCCGGACAACTCTGGTTCTGTATGAGGCATCCAATCACCGCGACTTCCGCACTATTCAAGTACCGTACGCCTCTCTTTCTTTTCCGTGCAATTCCTTCTCTCCCACGTCCTTACAGCGGCACGCCAATCTTTCATCCGGACCTTTCCAAGCATCCAGCCGCGGGCTTCGTGGTAGTCATAAAATGCCGATGCATCGATTCCGTTTTTCCGATCTGCACAATATGATGCAATCTCTTCCACAGACGGCTTTTTGAAGCTGCCGTATGTGTTCGCAGATGCACTCTCAGTCGTAACAGATTTCGATGCGTGTGCGTCACTCTCTTTTTTATTATTTTTTATATATATATGTATGTCGTGACCTTTTGTCACAGCCAGTTGTGACCTTTTGTCACATCTAGTCGTTTCGATTTCATCAAAAACCGCATTTAATTCATGCACATTCAAGTGGTAAAAAAGCCTGCTTGGCACGCCCATGCGTTTGCTTTCAATCACGTTTCGGTCAATCAGGGCCTGTAGCGCGGAGCGCTGCTGCTTTGCTGTAAGCCCGGTATCACATTCGATGTCATCACGGCTCACGCAAAACCAGCCGTCGTGTTCCACCAAAAAACCAGAATCAAATGCGTATTGATACCGCGCACACAATTCTCCAACCATGACCGCTTCATTCACGCCAAGAACACGGGCAAGTGCCTTGTTGTACATGATGTATCCGGTGTTGGAAAGTAATTCTACCGCGAGATTCATTTCTTATCCTTTCAATCCGTAACGCCTGCAAAGCCTGTCATCCAGTGTTACAGGCGATAGGTGGTACTTCTTCAAAAACGTATCACGTCCCAACGTGTGCGCTTCCATATGCTTTTCGTGCGAAAGCGGAAGCACACGCATACCTTTGTGCACAATTTCTTCCCTGTCCCTACCAGCACCAACCGCATCAATGTGGTGCAGTTCACAGACACGTCCGGTTAAACAGCACTTTTTGTTCATCAGACAAGCATATACATATCGTCCAATATCCGGACTGTTTTCAACGAAATCCTGCTTTGTTGGTACGCCCCAACGGACACAAAACTCTATGACAAACTCGATAAACCGGTTCGCTGTGGTAACGCTGCAATCCCCGACGGAAAAATATTCTCCGCCTGTTTCTGCAACGTATTGATATTTCATCAGTTCTTTCATGTCCTCCGGAGGATACCCAAAATGCATGGACATGTCACGGAGCAGCGCGTAGATAAACCTGCGCTGCCGCTCCGTGATCGTCCTGCCGTCAGAAAGCACCGCTGTGCACCTGATAGGCAACTCGGAAAGATTGTCCGTATGTTCATATGGGACAAAGCAATAAAAGCCTTCTCCCGTTAAGACCTTCGTGATACGCGCTTCTACCCGTTCCATCAGAATGGGCAATCTTCCGCTGCGTCGATTACGGCAAAATCATCATTGCGCGCTTCTACAACGCTGGCGTCCGGTCGCATCTTTTCTTTGTAGGTTTCGCTTTCTTTGATGCGGTTCTGCACCCACTCCGGAAGCTTTTGCAGATTTTCCAGCGCATCCGGCGCGTCCAAATCAAACAAAATTAAGGCGTTGGTTGTTTTTTGAGGAACGCTCATGCCTTTTGGCATCTTACTTACGCTTCCCACTTTGGCGTACGGAGAGCCGTCGCTTTTTGTTCCGTGAACTACAGAGATCATACACGCCTTTCCCAATACATTCCGCAGGTCAAATCCGTCCATTTCTTCCTGCGTGAACGCCCTGCCCCTCCAATTTTCAAGCATCTTGCGCAGGTTCGCGTTTTCCCCCAGCGAATTTGTATAGGTCTCTGAAATTGCTCTCGGCTTCATTTCTCCCTCGATCTCGATTTCCTCTCCGGGAAGCTCCCACATGAAAATGACTTTCTGCGCATAGTTGTTGAAAGTCTTATTGTATTGCTGCCCAATGTCAACAATGGCATAACACATGGCAGGGTAAGAACCCGCCTCCAAAATCGGGAATTTAGAACCTCCGGAAGCTTTTGCAATTAAACTCATTTCTCGTCATCCTTTCTGAATGGATCATATTCTCCGCCGGGTTCAATCGGCGGAATCGGTGTTCCCTCTGGCGGGAACAAGCGGGCACCAGCCCGGACGCTCCCGCTCCGGTGATAATATCCAGTTGTATTGTGTGGCCGGAGTAGCCTTACAAAAAAAGCGGTTGAAGGCATCTTCGTGCCGAAGAAAAGGGCAGTATTGACATACTTCACGCCCTTCCGGGAAAAACACGCGAATGCTGGCGCGATATTCCGTGTAGTAGGATATCCCATCGCAGAATCCTTTCATGCTACCAACGCCATATCTTCAGCATATTCCCAAACATATGTACCCGGCTCTGCAACGATCTCGTTCTCGTCATCTGCGTCCACAAGGTATTCATCATCACGCACCGCGCAGCATTCGCTGCACCCGAGCACGGCTCCGCGTAAATCAAAATACAGCTTTTCGTGGTATCCGAGACGCGTGTGGCATATGCTGCACTTCGGGTTTTCGCCTTCATCACAAGGGTCCCATGCAATCGAGACACCAACAAAATTCAGTTCATACATTTGACACGCCTCCCGTTTCGTGGTATTTTTTATGTGTAGATTTTTTGTCTGCGCCTCTGTTATCCGTGCCAGCGGATGCAGGGGCTTTCTTTTTTGCTTCTTCGCGCAACAGTCGGTAGCTGCATACATTCAGCCACCCCTGTGTTGTTCCGTATCCGCACAGTTTAACGGCTTCCTTTATCCGTTCGGCTTGTTCGCGCGTAAATCGGGCGGAAATGCGGTGTGGCAGCTTGTGCCTGTCGCCCGACCGTTTACATTGCTTCGCGGGTAAACCGCCGTTTCTGGCTGTTGCAACCGCGTCCAGCGCGGCCTGCGCTTCTGCTGTGCGTTGTACGCCGTATTTTCCGGGATTGTTGGCCTTGCTGTCCAGCGATTTGTCGTATCCGCTGAACCCGGCCGCACGTACAACCTGCACGCA